TATCGCAGTAGCAGCCCTATACAAAAAAGAATTAGTTGACTTAATAAGAAATCAAGGTCCCGAGGTCATAATCAACCTCCTCAAGACACGCGGCAATATTGACGTAATTAATCAACTGATGCTTAAATTTTTTGATAGAAATTTATCAGAAAACTTTGCTGACGGAAAGAATCCAGGCCGTAAGGGTCTGAGTCGCAGAGTGGGTATACCAAAAAAAGCCACATTGGGTCAATTAGAAAAAATAGCCAAATCCAGTACTGGAGAACGACGCCGAATGGCACAATGGCAGTTAAATATGCGTCGTGGAAGGAATAAGAAAAAATGAGAGATTTGATTCAAATAGTAGAAGGACAATTTAGATCCAACGACATTGAGGAGTTTGTTCCGGATAACGAAAATCTAGACAATTTAAAATCTCAATTTTTACCAGATTGGGAAATGTTAGATCATAGAACTCTGGAAGCAACTTATGTTGCAGAAGATCATAGACATGCTGCAGAATTTGTAAACTATATCAATCAACTTAGTGAAAAAATGGATCATTTTGCATTAGTAACACAAGATGTATCAGAAGTAACTGTTCGAACTACAACCACCGATGTTAAAGGACTTACTATTTTAGATTTTGAACTTGCTATGCGTATAGATAACTATGCACAAACGAACAATATAGAACAACGTAGAGGTGGTGGCAATTTTAGTTGAGGTTTAGATGTTTAAAATAGCTCAAATTGACTTTATTAACAATCCATCAATAAGCAAAGAAATAGACTGTATTCATTTTAACAATCCGTCTTGTGTTGATTTTTTTGACAAAGATGGCTACGAATTAACTACACTAGAACAGCAGTATTACGCCGAACAAGGCTATCCCATTACAAATTATACTGCAGATCATCCAGGTTTTTTTCATCCCTGGATATCTGTGGATCACGAGTATATCAGCATAGATCATAGTTGTGCCATGTATAGATGCAACTTCGTGGATGCAGCTAAAGCTCAAATTATCAAACATAAAAAAGAAAATCGTCGTCTAGGATGGCTATTAACCTGTGATCAAAAATGGGGATTAGATGTTGATATCGACTATTGCGATGATCAATTTTCCTTAGAAGTATTGCATTTAGAGTGGGATGCTCCGTCGGCCGACATAATACAAGAACATAAATCAAAGGCCGAATCGCTTATCCTAAATGTTGATTGGGTTGATGCGGCACATTGTATCTGGGCTTTAAGAGATCAATGGCAAAACCTAAAAGGTTGGTATGCACAGGCTCATTGGAAGGCTAAATATTTTGGATTAGAAAGACCCTGGTATTAATATATTTGCTTTCATATAATTCTTACTATATAATAACTATTATCCAAGGAGAATCATATGCCTCAAAGAATGTTTTCAGCTGAGGGTAAAGCTAAACTTACTCAATTAGTCAATGAAGGTATTTCGGTTATGAGCGAAGTACAAACACTTCAAGAAGGACTAAACGAAACTATTAAAGCAGTAGCCGAAGAATTAGAAATCAAACCAGCTCTACTAAAGAAAGCTATTCGAATTGCTCAAAAAAGTAAATTCACTGATACCAATCGGGATCACGAAGAACTAACTAATATCCTCGAAACTGTCGGACGAACTCTATAAATGTACGTTGATGCCATACACGATCGCCAAAACGATCGTATTCATGTAGTAGAGCGAGTTAAAGGAGAGCGGATATATCGAGAATATCCGGCTAATTATATCTTTTACTACGACGATCAACGTGGTAAGTACCGAACTATCTATGATACACCAGTTTCAAAATTTAGTACTCATAACGGCAAAGAGTTTCAAAAAGAATTACGAATTCATAGTCGACAAAAATTATGGGAATCAGATGTAAATGTAGTGTTTAGATGTTTAGCAGAAAACTATCTAGGAACCGAATCTCCTAAGCTACATACTGCATTTTTTGATATTGAAGTTGACTTCGATCCTGCACGTGGTTATTCTAAACCCGAAGATCCGTTTAATCCAATTACTAGTATTAGTTTATATTTAGACTGGTCGGATCAATTGATAACATTGGTCGTACCACCAAAAAGTCTAAGTTGGGATTCCGCCGAGGACATTTGTAAAAAATATGACAATTGTTTTCTTTTCGACAGAGAAGAAGATATGCTTAACACATTTTTGGATTTAATCGACGATGCCGATGTATTAAGTGGGTGGAATTCAGAAGGTTTCGATATTCCTTATATGATCATGCGAATCACTCGTATCTTAAGTAAAAACGATACACGCAGATTTTGTCTTTGGAATCAACTGCCTAGACAGCGAACCTTTGAAAGATTTGGTGCCGAAAATATTACTTTTGATCTTTTTGGTCGTGTGCATATGGACTATATGCAGTTATATCGAAAATACACCTACGAAGAACGACATAGCTATAGCCTAGATGCCATCGGCGAGTATGAAGAAGTCGGCGGCAAAGTTGCCTATGAAGGAACATTAGACCAACTCTATAATCGAGAATTCGGTAAGTTTATCGATTATAATAGGCAAGACGTTATGTTACTGGCTAAACTAGATAAGAAACTTCGTTTTCTTGATCTGGCCAACGAGCTAGCGCACGATAATACTGTACTGTTACCCACCACTATGGGAGCAGTAGCAGTAACCGAACAAGCTATTATTAATGAAGCACATAGTCGAAACATGATTGTGCCTAATCGTCGAGAACATTCCGGGGATACACAGGCCGCAGGTGCTTATGTGGCATATCCTAAACAAGGAATGCACAACGACATTGGTGCCATTGACTTAAACAGTCTTTATCCTAGTGCTATTCGTGCACTTAACATGGGCCCAGAAACTATTGTGGCTCAACTACGTTCTACATTGACTGATAATTATATCAAGGAAAAAATCGACTCAGGGTCGAGTTTTGCTGATGCTTGGGAAGGTTTATTTGGTACATTAGAATATACTGCAGTCATGGAAGGTCAGGCAGGAATTGAAATCACTATCGACTGGGAGGATGGTAAAATTACCACTCATACAGCCGAAGATGTTTGGCGTTTGATATTTCAAGGTGGACAACCGTGGTGTCTAAGTGCCAACGGAACTATTTTTAGATATAATATAAAAGGTATTGTGCCAGGACTGCTAGAACGCTGGTATGCCGAACGTAAAGAATTACAGAAGAAAAAAAAGGAAGCCGAAACCGATGAAGATCGTGCGTTCTGGGACAAAAGACAATTGGTCAAAAAGATCAATCTTAATAGTTTGTATGGTGCTATACTTAATCCTGGCTGTCGTTTCTTTGATAAAAGAATTGGTCAATCCACCACTTTAACTGGACGAGTGATTGCTCGCCATATGGATGCTTTTGTAAATGAATGTATCACAGGCGAATATAATCACGTAGGAAAAGCAATCATTTATGGTGACACTGATTCAGTTTATTTCAGTGCTTGGCCCGCTATCAAATCCGAAGTCGAGTCAGGGTCAATGTCGTGGAATCGTGATACCTGTATACAACTCTATGATAATATCGCCGAACAGGTTAATGAAAGTTTTCCTGAATTCATGGAACGAGCTTGTCATTGCCCGAGAGAAATGGGCAGTATTATAAAGGCTGGTCGAGAACTAATTGCTAGCAAAGGTCTATTCATTAAAAAGAAACGTTATGCAGTATTAATCTACGATCTCGAAGGTAAACGATTAGATGTTGACGATCGACCAGGTAAAGTTAAAGCCATGGGCCTTGATCTAAAACGATCAGATACTCCTAAAATCGTTCAAGAATTTCTTAGCAGTATCCTGCTAGATGTACTCACTGGATCAGACCGCGATTACATTATCAATCGTATACGCGAATTTAAAAATGAATTTATTAAAAGACCACCTTGGGAAAAAGGCACACCAAAACGTGTTAACAACTTAACCAAGTATACCGAGGAAGAACAACGTAAAGGTCGTACCAATATGCCCGGGCATGTTCGTGCTGCAATGAACTGGAATAATCTTAAAAAGATGTACGGTGATAACTACAGCATGAATATTGTAGACGGAATGAAAACTATCGTATGCAAACTAAAAAATAACCCACTGGGATTAACCAGTGTAGGATACCCAACTGACGAAGCACGTATTCCGCAATGGTTTAAAGATTTACCATTCGACGACGGCTTAATGGAAGATACCATTGTAGATCAAAAAGTAGAAAACCTTTTAGGTGTACTGTCGTGGGATATTTCGGCCAATGTAGATGTTAAATCTACATTTGCAGATTTCTTCAAATTTAATTGAAATATCAATAAATTTGTTGACAGACCTAAATACATTCATCTATACTATAAACAAACGGAGAATTTGATGAAAGATTATCTCTTAGATATTATTAAAAATACTCATGCCATCGGCAAAATACCATTAGTTAAGATTGTTGGTACTGAGAATGAAACAAAATTAACTGCTATCGCCGACGAACGACTCTTTGTGGTCGATGGCCGATTTCATAATGTAATTCCAGAATTCATTGGTCGATTTGGATTGCCTAATCTTAATCGATTAGCTGTGACTTTGAATACCGAAGAATATCGAGAAAATGCACAAATCTCGATGATCAAAGACCAAAATGAACCTACTAGTATTCATTTTGAAAACAAAAATGGAGATTTTAAAAACGATTATCGAACAATGAATAGTTCGGTAGTTGACAGTTTGTTGCCCGATGTAACTTTCACTGGAGCAACCTGGCATGTTGAAATTAGTCCATCTGTACAAAGTATTCAACGCATGAAAGCTCAAAGTGTCATTAACAGTGAAGAGACTTTATTCTATGTTAAAACAGACAACTCAGGTAATCTAATTTTTAATTTTGGTGATCCTGCTAGCCTAACTGGACAGTTTATTTTTGCTACCGGAGTTAAAGGACAACTAAGGGCCGAACGTGCCTGGCCAGCGGCTTGTGTATTAAGTATTCTCAGTCTTAGCGGTGATAAAACAATGAAATTCAGTAGTGACGGTGTAGCAATGATCACTGTTGATTCTGGGCTAGCAGTCTATAACTATATTCTACTGGCACAACAAAAATGATTAAAAATATTCATGGCAGTAAGTATATTTCAATAAACAACGATACAGAAACACGTATCGATATGAGTAAGCCAAGTGCCGGTATGGTAAGATACAACGGTATTACAAGCACGTTAGAAGTCTACGATGGTACTATCTGGCATTCATTGCCCTTGTCGGTTCCTACAGTTGAACTAAGTGTTTCTGCGACCGAAGCCATTGAATGGGCAATGCAAAAAATGCAAGAAGAAAAAAAACTTCAGCATAAACCTTTGATTAGTATTCCCCAGACACCAGTTGATACTAATCAATATATGATTGATAATGCTACTGCCGGAGTTTTTTTTGACATAGGTGCAAACGTTGGGTATTACACAATACAAATGGCTAAAAAAGCAACTAAAGTTTATGCATTTGAACCTTCAATTTTAAATTTTGAAACTTTAACTTCCGAGATTGCCAACTACAAAAATGTAGTGGCAGAAAAAATTGCATTATCAAATACAAAGTCCACTGTAAAATTGTTTGCGTCAGTGAATAAAGAATTGCCTGTAGGGTGGGGAGGATTTAGTATTAATCCTAGGATTCCTGCGATACCACACCTACAACGAAGTTTTGAAAATTATGAAGAAGTACCTACAATAACCTTAGATCAATATTGCTTCAATAACAATATCACAGGTATTACAGGCATGAAAATTGACGTAGAAGCCGCAGAAGAATTTGTGATCGAAGGGGCAATGAATACTTTAAAGAATAATAATATTCTAATTTCTCTAGAGACACATTTAGCCATAGATTGCGTTAAAATTTATAATTTGCTTACACAGGCCGGGTATTCTGTTTATAAAAACGGCGCATATAAAGTAGATCATATTGAGTTCGATCAACAATATATATGTCGACGATAAAGGCATCACTGCTAATCAACTTATGGAAAAAGTAATATCAATCACAAATTTTTTAATCATAAAAGAGAAAAAACACAATGACCGAACAAGATGATTTTACCAGTAAACAAAATGACTACGCAATCTTCTTGCCGGCTATTAGTGGGTTTTATGCTACTTTTATCGGAAGACAACGCAACGAACAATATGTAGATCCTGCTCGTATGCCATCCGGTCTGAAAGACATGGAACAACTCAACTGGCTAAACAGTCAAAAAAGTTTATTTCCTTATCGGTGGAGTTTATATTCAGCAGGTCATGCCAACTTGGATCTGAATAAACAAGATTGGTCCGAAGATATGGTGCGTAATCGTGCCAGTGATACTTTTATGTTAGGTGATTCGGGCGGATTCCAAATTGCCAAAGGACGTTGGCCCGGTGAATGGCGTGATCCAACTAGCACCGAAGTTCAAAATAAGTTAGCGTCTCTACGTGCTCAAGGAACTAAAACAGTTCTCAACAAAAAAGGTAAAGTTGTTACAGTAAATCCAGCAGCCGAATATCAAAAATTATTAGATGATGCCGAAAACAAACGTCGATTAGTTCTTAATTGGTTAGACGGTATTGCCGATTACAGTATGACATTGGATATACCAACCTGGGTCACTGTGGATAAACGTGCAGGTGCTTTGTGTGGTGTCAATACTGTGCAAGAAGCCATTGATGCAACAAAATACAACAACGAATATTTTATACGCAATCGTCGAGGACGGGACAATGGCGGCACACGGATTTTAAACGTACTACAGGGCGACAGTCATAGTTCGGCCGACGAATGGTACGAAACTATGAAACATTACTGTGATCCTACACAATACCCAGGACGACATTTCGACGGGTGGGCAATGGGCGGACAAAATATGTGCGATGTTGAACTAGTTCTAAAAAGATTGGTTGCATTAAAATATGATAATCTACTGCAGCCGGGCATACACGACTGGATGCATTTTTTAGGAACCAGTAGACTGGAATGGGCTGTGTTGCTGACTGCACTACAAAGAACAATACGAAAATACGTTAATCCCAATTTTACCATCAGTTTTGATTGCGCTAGTCCGTTTTTAGCTACAGCCAATGGACAAATTTATCACGAGATTGACCTGCCGCACGAAGGCAAATGGACGTATCGTATGAGCCCAGGAATCGATGACAAAAAATATGCCAATGATACTCGATCTATGCGTGATGTTTATCTGCAAGACTTTCCTAAAGACTATCAAAATTTTGAAGAAAGTCCAATCAGTGCACTATGTCAAATCAAAGATATTTGCATCTATCAACAAGGCGATCTAAATAAATTAGGCAAAGAAGGACGAACTAGTTGGGATAGTTTTAGTTATGCACTACAAATGGCTCACAATGTTTGGATGCATATCAAAGCAGTTCAAGAGGCAAACACATTGTTTGATACCGGTCAATGGCCGTCAATGCTGAGAGATAACCGACCCAATAAAGAGTTTTTTGTTCAACTTATTGATCGAATTTTCAGCGCCAACACCAGAAGCGAATCCGAAAAAATTATTTCTCAGTATACCAATTACTGGCCACAAATCATCGGAACAAGAGGTAACGTAGGAAAAAAAGTTTGGTCAACTAATACAACATATAATCAATTTTTTAAATAAAATTATGAAAAGAAACTATCAAGATATTCGAGATTACAGTGACTC